CGCTTTCCCTCACCTTGCGTTGCGCGCCGGTTTCCGCCGGCACTGCCGCGGACAGGAAGAACCGCCCGTTGCGAAAATCCGGTTCCAGTCGCTGAATTCGGTCGTACTTCGCTCCGGACCCTTCCCTTGGCCAGGCCAGTTCTACGATTTCGAAGGCGTCCCGGTCGCGCTGCATCTGCTCCTCGAAANNGTCGAGCCGTAACGCTCGTAACCGATGCGCACCTGCTGCACCCCAGGCATCGCCGACCACGTCTTCCGCAGCGAGCGGATACACTGGTACCGCTCTGCCAGCCCCATCTTGTGCCGGTAGCCGTCGAGTAGCCATCTGTTGCCCGCCGCGTCAATTCCAACCACGGCAATCGCTGTCCGGTCGCTTCCCTTCTTGCGACTGCTCGCAGGGTCGCACAGGACGTAGACGTTGAGCGTCGCCGGGCGAATCTCCTGAAACCGCAGCCACTCCTTGCGGAAAATCGTCTCGTTACCTGCTGCTGGGTTCTGCAGCATCTGTGCCGCTAGTACCGAGCTGATCTGCTTTTTCCTCTTTTCAGCCCAGACTTCGGGAGAGAGAAAAACCGGATTGCCATCCGGCTGCCCGTTGTCCGTCGCCGGGTAAATCCGCGGCTCCACGGCCAACATGTCGATCATGTCCTGGTACGTGTCACCGAAAGAATACCGGGTTCCGATGTGCCACGCACGGGCCGGCCCGGAAGGTCCGCGCGCCCCCAGGTTGTCGGACAACGACCAGGCCGTGGTCGTCTTTTTCACCATTTCCGGCGAGGTCACGGAATCCAGCGTCACCACGTCGTCGTAAATCCGCAGCAGGTAATGCGCCCCGGTCGGCTGTCCATCGACCAGCCCGTGCGCCTCTATCGTCGCTTCTTTCGGATTCGATTTTCTCCGGACGACCAGCCCCGAGTCCTCGGACCAGCGAGGTGATTCCCTCTTCGGGTCTGCGAAAAGCACATCCGGGAACAAATTCTGTAGCCCGCGATTCGTTTCCAACTCGTACTTGATCTGGCGCAGGAATTTCCGCGCCGTCGGCTTGTTGAACGCAAAAATGCCGATCGTGATTTCAGGGTCGAGAAGAATTTCCTGGATTCCCCCGGCGAAGGTGATCGTCGTGGATTTGAAATGCTCTCTCGCCCACAAGTCGAGATACCCGTCCGGGGCTTTCTCGACCTCTCGGCACCGGGCATAGATCCACGGATGCCACGCATCCTCACGATGCAGGACTTGCGTCAGCAGGAAAAACCGGTCGAACCGCGCCAGGTCGCGCGCCACCATACCTGTGCGGTCGAGTTCCAGCATGTCGAGCCAGGCGGACTCGATGGCAGAAAACGGCAGCTCGTGCAGCAGCTGCAACGCCTCGGCGTCGAGAATCTCAGGACTTGCGCGCACGCAATCTCGCCTTCAATGCCTTGGTCAGCGAAGCCGCGGCTTCGACCGACAGCGCCACTGGTCCGCCCGCCGGCCCGGTATGTACCAGCGTCTCGCTCAACATGCCAAGATGCCGCATGCAGTTGGTCAGCGCCTGACCTTTGTCTCCGATACGGTACTTCCACACCCGCCCGTCTCGCCGCTCATCGACATCGACTGCCGAGATACAGGCCGCGGTGTCGTCATCCAGCTCCCCGATTGGTATAGCCGTCCCGTCTTCCCGGAACAGTTTGCGCGGATCGAAGAACGCCATCCGCGCCAGCTCCTGCAACACCCGATCGGCCTTGACATAGACCCGCTTGGCGCGCGCCTCCTGCTCCTCCTTGATCCACTGCTGCACATCCGGGCGCTTGAACAGCCAGCTGCCGATGCTGGCCGCCGAGCGCTGCGAATAGCCCGCCCGGATCGCCGCGCCCTTGCGCGAGAAATCAACCAGGTACTCGCGCGCGAACCGCTTGCGCCGGTCCACATCGGACTCGCGCTTGCTTTGGTTCCAAAGTTTATTGGTATCGACCATACCCTCCACCCTACGACACCCCCGCACAAGTGCACGCCGGATTCACCCCCTCCTCGCCCTGTGTTGGTGTGCCACGTACGGCACTGCCCAGTCCGGCCAAGCCCCCCAGTCGAGCGCCTCTTCAGGTAGCCGGTACACTCGCGTCGCGCGGCGCCGATAGCCGTGCGCGTACCACACCCGCACCGCCTGGCGCACCCGCCCCTCTGCCGCCAGCCGTATCAACGCCCTGGCGATCGAGCGCCAAGGCCACTGCGCCGCGCGCGCCACCGCAAACGCATTGACCCAACCAGAGGAAACCCTCGCCAGCCCGGCAAGCGCCGCTTCGTCTGCTGCGCGTCGGCGCGCTTGTCGCGGCAAACTCATGCTCCGCCAAGCTCTTCCAGTCGCAGGCGCACCGCGCGCAACAGCCGGTCCTGCCCGTCTCCTTTCGGGCCAAGCGCATCGAGCACTGCCCCGTCGATCGTGCCGTCGGCCAGCAGAACGTGGACGAAGACCGGCGACCGCCGCCCCGGTCGATGCAGCCGCTTGTTCCACTGCTGCCACAGCTCAAGGTCGTGGATGGGCCCAAACCACACCCCGTGCCCGTCGCCGTACTGCAGGTTAAGCCCGTGCGCCCCGCTGGCCGGGTGCAGCAGCAACAGGGGGATCTCACCGCGGTTCCAGCGCGCCTCGGTGTCCGGGTAGTCGTCGAACTCGCAGGCCTGCGGGAACCTGGCCTTGATCCGGTCCCGTTCGTGCCGGAACCAATACGCCAGCAGCAACGGCGCCCCGCAGCTCGCCTCGATCAGCTCCTCCAGCACGTCGAGCTTGGCGTCGTGCACCGCCTGCACCTGCCCAACCTCGTCATAGACTGCCCCGCCCGCCACCTGCAGCAGCTTGCCGACCAGCACCGCGCGGTTGAGCGCGACCACGTCACCGCCTTCCAGCTCGGCCAGTGCATGCCGCTCCAGCTCGCGGTAGATCGCCCGCGCCGCGGCGGGCAGCGGAACCCGAATCGAGTTGATCGTCCGATCCGGCAGTGACACGACATCCTCGGGCAACAGGCTGACGCACAGGTCGCCAATGCGCGCGAATACCTCCTCCTCCGCCCCTGGCCTCGACGCCCAAGAGAACACCTGGCCGGAGCGCGAGCGCTTGTCCGGCACGAAATATCGCGAGCGGTAGCCTTCCATCGTTCGCCCCAGCCGCTCGCCCCCGTCGAGAATCGCCAGCTGCGACCACAGGTCGAGCAGGCTTTTCGGTCGCGGCGTCCCCGACAGCGCCACTACCCGGTACAGCAAGCCCTGCCGGCGTAGCCAGCGCATCGCTTTGACGCGGGAAGTGGCGGGGTCGCGAAAGCCACTCGACTCGTCGAGCACCACCAGGTCGTACGGCCAGTCGCGGCCGAACAGCCGCACGAGGTCCGCCAGGCGGTCGCGGCTGATCGTCTGCACCATCTCTCCGGTCAGGAAATCCGCGCGTGTCGCCTGTGGTACCAGGCGCGTCACCGTCGTCTCACTGCCCCGGCGGCGCACGACCCCCTCCTGCCGCCGGAAACGGAAGTCCTCAGCGCTCAGGCACCGGCAGGAAAGCCCCTGGAAGGGCGCCCAGCGCGCGATCTCTGACGGCCACACTGTCAGGGCCACCCGCCGCGGCGCAACGACCAGGACGCGCGCCACGTCGAGCAAGGAGAGGAGCCGGACGATCAACGCCAGCACCGTCGCCGTCTTCCCTGCGCCCATGTCGGCGAACAGCGCGCAGAACGGGTTGCGGTAGGCGTGCTCGAGCATCCGCTCTTGGAACGGACGCAGGTGGAGCACTTCAGGCATGGATGCGCACCAGGTCGCGCAGCAGCGCATCCGCGGCTTCCCGGCTGTCAATCACTGCCGCTGGAACGGACAGCTCATTCATCCGCCGCAAAAACCGCTGCTGCAGCTTGCTGGGGCCCTCGCCCAGGCGCTTGACTTCGACGAAGCACATCACCTCGCCGGGCAGCATCACCAGCCGGTCGAGCACACCGGCGTTCCCGGGGCTGGCGATCTTCAGGCACTCCCCGCCCAAGGCGTGCACCCGGCGCACCAGGTAGCGCTCGGTGTCCGACTCGAGGGGGCTCTCGGAAAGGGCGTTCAACCGTTGAACGCTCCGATTCGAGGCACCAGCATCGCCGGTTGGCGTGTGGTTTGCACGACTCATCGCGAAGCTCCTTTCACGGCAAAAAAGAGCGGACTAGACAAAAAAGGCCGAACTAGACAAATAGCGCATTTCTTAACGTATACAGAAAAAACATGTGTATACACGTATACCCCTTTCTCTTTTCTCTCTATTTCTCTTTCACCCCCTCTTTTTCTCTATTTGTCTAGTATTTGTCTAGTAGAGTAAAAGAATAGGTAAATCAGCAAGTTAAGTTATAGACAAATCACTAGACAAATCGCTAGACAAATACAAAAGACGCTATTTGTCTCGTCAATCGAGCCCGTTTTCGTCCAAAGTCGCCTCCAGAATTTTTGCCAGCCTCTTGTTGGTCTCTTTCTCGCTTTCCCCGGCCGGGTAGACGAATAGCTCGTGAACGGCCACCCGGTGCTGCGATTTGTCCCAGAACACCCGCCGCCTTTCCGTGTACCCGGCATCCGTCAGCAGCTTGTTCAGCGTCCTCGTGAACACCTTCTCGCCGGTCCGCTCGGCCAGCTTCTGCGCCAGGTGCGGCACTGAAATCACCTCGCGCGTGATGCCCCGGCCGCCGTCCGTCAGCAGGTCGGTAAGCGCGTTGTGCAGGTCTGATCGGCACAGCTCGACGACGTGGCTCTTCTCCTTCGTCCACGGCGCGTGCCCGTCCGGGCAGAACTCCTCGCTGAGCTTGCGCCCCGTCAGCCACCCGCGCAGCGCCCCGGCGTGCTGTTCGAGCGCCGCGAACAGCCGTTTGTAGTGTCCGTCCTCGGTCATCTGCCGGATCGCGTCCTTGCCCAGAGCCGCCTTCAGGACCATGTACCGCCGGTCGTTCTCGTCCAGCGGCAGGCCGTCGCCGAAGTTCGACAGGATCAGGTAATTAGTCACGTTTATGACCGTGTAGCTTTTGGCCCCTTTCGGATGGATCTCGATGTCCGTGTTGCTGACCGGCGCCTTCAGCTTGTTCTCGGCCTCGCGCGCAGAGTGGTCCGGCGCGCGGATCTCTTCGATGACCGCCAGCGCGGCGCCGTTCGCCCACTCGTTGAACTGCGAGGTCAGGATCGTCGTCGCGTTGATCGGCTTGACGTTGTCCGGCCCCATCGCCGCGGACAGCAGTTGCGCGTACAGCGTCTTGCCGGCGCCCGGCAGGCCATGCAAAAACGGCGACCAGCGGATCTTTCGCCCGGGGTGTTGCACGTTGTGCGCGATCCAGTCGAGAAACGCCCGGCGCTCCTGCTCCTGCGGCAGGATCAACCGGGTGTGTGCCTCGAACAGCTCGATGACCAGCTCACCATCGAAGTCCGGCGGCTCGGCGGTGCCTGGCAGGTTCTGCTCACAGTACGAGTTCGCGAACGACTGCCCGCCCAGCTCGAACAGCGGCCCCAGCGTCGGGTTGTAGGCCACGTTCGCCGCGCACGGGATCTGCCATACGTCCGCCGCATGCTTGCTCGCGCTCGGCACGTTGCCGTCTTCGTCCATGTAGGCCGGCATGAACCGGCCGAAGTTGAGGTCAAACCCCTGCCGGGTCAGCTTCTCCTTGTTGTCCAGGTTGTAGAAGTAGTCGCCGTTGCCGATGTAGCAGAACTGCGCCGCCCAGAATGGCACCCGTCGCCCGGACGGCGTCCGCCCAGCGTTGCGTAGCATCGCCCGAGCCATCGGCAGGGTCACGCGCACGCCGGTGAACTGCGTCATCCGCGCCTGCAGCGCCAGGGCCAACACATCGAGGTCCGTGCGGCTCAGGTCCGCCGCGGCGATCGCGGGCAGTACCCGGTCGCGCAGGGCCGCCTCGTCGCTCACCTCGCGGATCTGCTCCAGCAAGCCGTCACGAGCGCTCACCGCCTCGGTCGCGACCGGCCCGGCATCCTCCACCAGCGGCAGCCCAAGCCCGGCCGCCCACTGCAGCATCGCCTGGTGCGAGGGGAGTTCGGTCACGCTGGCCAGCGCCCGCTCGTCCTCGCTCAGCGTCCGGTCACGCGCGCCGAAGCGGAACACGCGCACTAGGTCCCAGGCGTTCGCCAGCCTGCCGTCGAATGGATCGCTGTTGTGCGTGTTGCCCAGGTACCAGTCATCCTCTGTCGTGAAGCAGCCCTCGGGCGCCCCGCCCCCACTGTTCCGCCAGGTCACGCGCCGGCTGCTCCCCGGCGCCAGCTCGAACTCCTCGGGCAGCAGCTCGGCCAGCACCCGGCTGATCGGGTACGCCCGGCAGAAGGCGCCGATCAGGCCGGGCTTCTCCGTCGGGTCCGGCAAGTCCGCTACACTGCCCTCGTGTGTGTCCTGCTCCGCCTGGTCGAGCACAGCCGGGTCGATGATCAGCTCCACCGTGTCGCTCGCGCCGGTGTGCAACCCGCACCGCTGCACCACCGGGTCCCGCGCGCCGCCCCGGAAGACCGGGTTGGCGGTGTAATGCACCTGCACCCGGCGTAGCGGTGCCACGTCGATAGGTAAGCCCCCAGCGCGCACCCAGGCCTTGAGCTGCGGCCCGGTGTAGGCCTGCTCCAGCCAGAACCAGAGGTGGCACTTCAGCACGCCCGGTGTGCGCCCGGCCGACGCAGACAGCTGCCAGTGATAGCTGGCGCAGCGGAACGGCTCGGGCAGCACGTCGTGGATGAACTCGTCGATCGCGGCCTCGGGGTCCGCCACCGGGTCGCTGATCAGCGGCTCGTAGCGGTCAATGTCGAGCATCACCCAGTGATGCGGCACCTCGGTGAACAGCGCGTTGGTGCGCGGATAGCGCCCGCCGGTCGCCGCCGGCACAATCGCCTGCGCCGCCTCGTCGCCGACCCAGCGGCCACGGATGATGCAGCGCTGCGGGTGTCCGGTCAGCCGGGTCAGCAGCGACGAGAGCGCCCGCAGGTTGGCCACGGCGCGGGTCTCGACGGTGAAGTGCTTCGCGAGGTCATAGGGGATTTCGCGCTCGCCGTCGAAGGTCTTCGTCAGGACAGGCCCGGCAGACCGCAGAATGGTGATGGTGTCCCCGGCCACGGCCGGGGCAGGCGCGTCGAGCAACGCAACGGCAGCCGGGTCTGGGGCGTTCATGCCTGCCCCTCGTTGAGGGGGATGCCGGCTATCGCACAGGTCTGGTTCATGTTATGCTCTTCCTTGTTTTGTTCTGCTCGATTCACGTC